GTATTTTTATTGGTTCTGGATCTGGACCACTTTTTATTCTTGGCAGTCGTGGTGGTATAACAGGTGGTATTATTGTTTCAATCTCAGGTATATTATCTAACCTTTGTACGGAAAAAAAATCATCTCTTGGTGATCTAAGTGGTGGTCTTTCAAAGGGTAGTCGCGGCTCCTCAATCGGCAAGGGTTTAACTGGTAGAACAGGAGCTTGCGGTATCGGAAACGGTGGTCTTGGTGGTCTAATTGGTGGTGCGATAGGCTCAATACGAACTACAGGATCTCTTGATAAATTTTCTTTCAAGCCTCTATTTCTAAATATTCTATCTAAAAATGCCATAATTAACTTACTTTTTCTTGATAATCTTCAAAAAATTTCATCAACATGTCGTTGTTTTTGAAACCTTGTTCTCTGTCTGGTTTGCCAGTTGGAAAAATAGTAAGACTATCTTTATTCTTTTCTATTTTAAAACCTCCAAGTCCTTTGTTTGCTTTTGCAGTATGCACAAACTCGCCATCACTTAACAAAGCAGGTATATCATCACTTGTTTCAGTACCAGGGCCTACAGAACGACCACCAGGCCTTAAATCTAACTCTCCTATCATTTCTTTCATAAGCCCATCTGGGGTTCCCATAGCAAAACCTGGCCTATATCCCATACCACCACCATAAGACATGCCTGGTCTTACACCAACATCAAAACCTTGAAATACTTGTTGTGGCATAAGATCTGGTCTAGTAGATAACCGTACATCACGTAAACCACCTTCAGTCTTTTCTGCAGCCTCTTTAGTTGCTTTTCCGTAAAGAGCAGCGAGCAAAGCAATACCACCAGCTCCGCCTAGGCCTAGGCCACCTCCTGTTTGTGTGCCTGTTTGTTGTCCACCACTTAATATATTACCAATAACTCCTGGTTGATCTCCAGAGCCTAAAAAAGTTTGTCTTAATCTAGGACCAAGTGTTCCTCCTAAAGGTCCAGTTTGTACTTGATTTAGTGAGTCTGGTTGAGTTCCTGCTTCAATCATTTGATCTACTTCAGATTGTGAATATATTTGACCAGTTTCAGGATCTTGATACATTACTTCTTGCTGTCCACCACCAAGTCCACCACCAAATATATTTTTAAATAAACCTTTTTTATCTTCACCTGGCAGTATAAATTCCCTACCTTGTTTTAAAATATTTCTAAATGTTCCTTCTTTACCAAAGAATTTACCTGATGTGCCTTTTAATCCTTGTAATCCTTTACCTGCTGTTCCTTTACCACCTAGAAACTTCGCACCTAATCCAGCAGTCAAACCACCTAGCAAAGCATCTTTTGTATCCATACCCGAAGCTTTACCTGCTGCAGCTGTTAATACGCCTTTTAATACAGGACCTCCTGGTATAAATGGTGCAACGACAGGTAAAACTTTTTTTGCTATTTTTTTAACTTTTTTAAATAGTTTTTTTATAAAAAATTCTTGTAAGCCTGTTCTAGGGTTTATCGAGGGATTACCGCCTACTATATATTGATTAGGGTCCATACCTTGATTGAGCATGTCCTCTTCTATCATCATTCGTGTTACTGGAGAAATTACTGGCGGTACTATCATCTCCCCTGTTGCAACGTGAGCTATTTGATCATCTTCAAATCTACCCATACTTGCTAATTTTTGTATATTATCTTCCATAGCTTTTACTAAGTTGTTTGCAGATACTTAAAGTATCTATTATTTACCAAAATTAGCAAGTTTTATAGACGTGGCCCCATTATTTCTAACAGTTACCTTGCCTACTGCACTTGTTGCTTCTAGACCATCATCTACAAGTCTTGTTCCAATATCTACCCATTTATTGCCAGTATATACTTGTAATACTTCTAATGTTGTATTCCAAATAATACTACCAGCATTAAAATTTATAGTATTCAGCTCATTTTCGCTTACTTGACGCGTATTGTCTAGGTCAACAGCACCTAAATTTATTTCAAGTAATCTAATTAAACGGTTAAAAGTATCTGGTGTAACTTCGCTTTGTGCCAAAGGAAGCTGAGTTTGTAACAACTTACTCATCTTTTGCCGTCAGTTTTTATATCTATTCTTGTCGCTCCTAAACGCCATCCTATTGATAAATTACCGTCATTAGTAGCATCATCATTACTTTCTATACGTAAGGCCATTTGTCTTGCTCTGGCTCTTATATGTGATTGTTGTGTGGTGCTAGATATTTCATTAGTAGAATTAGTAGCTAGTGAATCACCAGGAAAATTTCTTGTTTTTACTACTACGTTTACTGATCCGTTATTTGGATCCTCTATAAATTTAAAATCAGGTATTATTCTTCTTGCAAAAGCAAACTTTTCTCCGTCATCTAAATCAAAGTCACTACTTTCAATAAACACGCCAGTCATAGGAGAACCGTCATCATTAAATCCTTTTTCTTGCTGGAATAAAAAACCACCGTTTACTGCTCTGGGATAATTTTCAATACCAGCGTCAAGCCAAGCTGTTCTGACAAGTTGACCATAAAACCATAAATCTTCTGCATAATTGTAAATTACGTACCTATCTATTTCGGACGAACTAGCAGAGCAATAAAACCAACCAACCTCATTTTTATCTTTTATAGTAAAAGCAGCTATTTTAAATGATTGCGTAAGATTTATATCACCAAAAACATAATTATGAACAGAACAAGGTAAGGTTTTTACAGAACCGTTATACAGATAAAAATTGTTATAACTCATAAAATATACCGCAGATGGGGTAGTTACGGCTGCCTTTGGTCCTAAAAGCCCTGTACCTTCATTAATTAAATTTACCGCAAAAGTAAAAGGTGGGCCAACAAATTGCATACTATATAGTGCTGTATCTGTCCAAATAAGTATCTCTTGTCTAGTTTTTACACCACCAATTATGGAAGAACCTGATGATAATCGTAAAGACCCTGCAGTATTTGTTGATAAAGGCTCAAACTCTAATTCGTTTTCTTGATCACTAAAAGCTATTAACATAGGATCTATAGCACCAGTTCGCGAAGTTCCACTAATAGGGTCGGCTCCCAAAACAATTAAATGTCTATCAGTTTCAGAAGTTATAACTTGTAAACCTACAGTAGGCACTAAATTTGCACCACTTATACCTGATAGATTAACTGCCCTTGTGCTAACACCATTATTTTCAGTCCATTTGAATATACCACCGTTTCTTGCATTTATAATTAAATCTTCGCCGTAATTATCATGCGACCATAATCTTAATTGATTGGTGCTACTTAAAGATGAAGTGCTACCAAAAGTTCCTTCACCCCAACCGTTAATGCCCCAACCTGTGCCAGGCACATATACATCTAATCCTACATTTATTTGATAGGCACCAACTACAGAAGATCCACCGTTACCACTATCTGAGGCGTTTGCAGTCACGGTTGCACCAGATGTGTCTTTAGCTTCTATCGTGTAAGAATTATCATTTACCACAGTTGCCACTTGATACTCTTGATTTAAAACAGCAGCAGTTATGTTACCGCCTAATGATGCTGCTCCACTAAATGTTACAAAATCATTTTTTACGGCCCCGTGTGCAGTATCTGAAACAGTTATAGTAGCGTCACCATTTGTAGCAGAAAATGTAACATCACCTGCGGATGTTGTTAATCTTAATGGTGTAATATCATTAAAAGAACCGCCACTTTCAATATAATATTTTAAATGCGTACCTAAACCTAAATACTTTGTACCACCTAAAGATATAAAACTATGTAGTGCTCTTGCTGTTCCTTCGTACGTATTAGAACTTAATTTTTCCCAACCACCAAACTTTTCTGGCCTGCCTTTTCTAAAACGAACTAAATTGCAATCAAACCAACCGCCTTCATTATCATAAGCTGTCCCTTCTCTGTTAATGCCTGGTCTGAATATTGTTTTTTGTAAAGGCATTTACACCTCAGTCCAATCTTTACTTTCAAACAACAAAGATTCGCTTTTTCTTCTTTTAACCAAACCTTCATTAACTACACCATTTACTTTGTTCCAACGCTTTATTTGTTCTGGTACATTTTCATAATCACCAGCATTAAGAACTTTTAACAAAGTTGATGACTTAAAATTAGTTGGCCCTAAATTAAAAACCCAAGATACTAAAGCATCAAATTCATTTTGTTTTAATGGCACTTTAACCAAATCATTTATATATTCTTGATATTCTTGCAATTCATGTGTTAATAAATCTTCAGCTTCTTGCATAGTAATTGACATATTATCCTCTACAGGACTGCCATCTATAAGGTTTAGGCTGCCGTACCCTATTGTAGGTTTGTTTGCAGGACATCTGTATGAAACTGCATTTCCATTTTGATCTTTTGGGCAGCCCTCATAATGTTTAATAAGCGTCACACCCTCTTGTGATATATTCATTTTACTCTCCTTTTTCTGGGGAATGAGATGCTCCGAAATAAAACGAAATAATTGCACTCGCTAATCCTCCAAGATAACCAAGCACTAAGTTAATTAATGCTTCACTGTTTTGTTCTGGCGGTTGTAAAGTGACTAAAAATATATAACCCAAAAAACCGCCTATAGTAAATAATCCAATAATTCTTGCAGTCCAATCTTTGCTAAACATGCCTCTAGCGTTTTGCTTGTCTGCTACTTCTAATTTAAATACATCTACGTCAAGTTCTTTCATTTGTACTTCAAACTCTTGTTCTGCTTTTTTAAGTTCCACCATTTGCTCTGGTGTCGCATTTTGCATAGCTTGTTGTATCGACTTTTGATCATTAGACACACCAAGTACTTGTGCTATTTTACCCATAGCCATATTACCTAAAGGACCGCCCATAGCAGATCCAAGTGTAGGAGCAACCGCACCTACTATATTTTTAAGCATAGCTTTCATATTAAAAACCTCGTTAGCACTGCAATACCTATCGCTCCTATAAAACCAAAAACACCAAAGGTTGCTGCTTTTATAGTTGAATTTATGTATGTGATTTCTTGTTTTATATCAGAAAACTCGTTAAATGCTGTTTTCCAACGCTCATGAGATATAGTTTCTAACTTAGTAAGTCTTTCTGCTACATCATTTACTGTCATTTTTTTATCCATCATCTTGTAATGTATATATTTTAATAGGTTTTTCTTTACCTTTTACAAAAATACTCTCAAGTTCTTTTAGTATTATTTGATCACTAAAGGCACTTGAACTGATAGTATCATAACCTATAACAATATCTTCTCCAACTTCCTTTGTTGAGCTTTCTAACCTAGCAGCTAAATTCACAGCATCCCCAATAGCAGAGTAATCAAACCTTGTATCACTTCCCATGTTACCAACAACTGCATATCCTGTGTTGATTCCAACTCCTATTTCTACACCAAGATTTGCTTTTTTAAATTTTCTTTGTATGTCTTGTGCACATAAAACTGCCATAGTTTCATGGTTTGCAACATCTATTGGTGCGTTAAATATAGCCATCATGGCATCACCAATATATTTATCTACCATACCGTCATATTCTTTAACTGTATCAGCTTGAATTGTTAAAGCTTTATTCATTATTTCAGTAACTTTTTCTGGCTCTAGTTTCTCAGACATAGCCGTAAAGCCTCTGACATCAGTAAAAAGAAATGTGCAATATCGTCTTTCGCCACCTAACACTAAAGATTCTGGATTTTCTTGTAATTTTTTTACTTGCCTTGGATCCAAATAATGTTCAAACTGTTTTTTTATTTGTTGTCTAAGTTTGTATTGTTGTCTAAATCTCAAGTAAAAAGCTATAGATCCTGTAATAAATTCAGATATTATTGTCCAGGACACATCAATCAACAAACCTTTTTGTATTAAAAAATAACCTGCTGTAGCAGTAACTATCATTAAAAGCGTGGCAACAGTTATACCCCAAGTGATACCTAATATATGCAAAGCAAACCAAACTAACGAAACAAAAACAATTAATGAAAGCATTTCAACAGCTAAAGCATAATCTGGTATGTATGGACTATCCTGTATTAATATTGACTCTGCTAAAGCTGCTTGTATTTTATGTGGCTCTAGCAAACCTACAGGAGTAGCTATTTGTGGCATAACACCCGCAGCTGTAACCCCGATAAATACAAACTTACCTGCAACATACATTTGTTTTAGTGTAGTTTGTTCTGTATCTACCCAACTAATCCATTTACGGCCTAGACTATCTGTTTTAACGGGTGGTATTCCGCGTATTGATATTTCTTCAATACCATTATCATTAGTTTTTATAATATAAGTGTCTATATCAAATAAAGATTTGTAAATTTGTGTACCAAAACTAGGTATCCATTCATCACTGGGTGTTTTTACTAAGAGAGGAATTCTTCTTACTAATTGATCAACGTCTGTGGGAGCTACGGCCAAACCTTGTAAAGTGCGATTGGATAATTGAGGTAGGTTCTCCTTCACTCCCGTTGACATTATACCACCTCTACCATTACCAAGTACAACGGTGCCTGGTGATGAAGGATAATTACCTTTGCCATCTTCAAACATAGCTAATACTGATGGTGCAAATTGTAAAGTTTCAGCAAATATTTTATCTCCACCCATACGATCTGCTTGTGGAAAACTTACAACCCAACCAATACCTATAGCTCCGTTGTTAATTAAATCTAGCTGTATCTCTGCTAATCTTTCTCTTGGTAAAGGCCAACCACCCTCTCTTTCTACATCATCTTCAGTTATATTTAAGATTACAAAATTACCGCTAGGTTCTGGTGTAATTACAAAGTTATCAAATACTTTAAGTTTTAATATTTGTAATGGGGTTGATTGATAAATAACAGGTGCTAAAAGTATTATAAGTATTGGTAATAATATTCTTTTCATTTAATCACTCTGAGTGATAGTAATTACACTATCTCCACCACCATTTATTTTAACAACATTAGAAACACCATCTTGTATTAAGATTACGGTATATCCATTACCAGAGTTTAAATTAACCTGTACTGACTCGCTAACGTTTCTTCGTAAACTAATTGTTTGTCCTGTTACTATAGTTGTTATTTGAGTGTTGGTGTCTTGACCTATAAGCGTACCTGTAATATTTACTCCTGTAGCCAAAGCAAGTTGATCTTCATCTTTTTCGACAGCTAATTCATCTAATACGTTAAGTAAATCTTCTAAAAAATTTACATCTAAATAATTAATATCAAGTTCTGTAAATTCTAAATTATTTTCTTCTAATAAATCTTCAGCCAAATAATCTATATCAAGATCATTAAAATCTAATAAATTGATAGTTTTCGTAGACGAGGTTTCTTCTTGTGCTAATTGTTCTTCCTTAGGTGGCGATACTATCAACATATTATCTATAATGTCTAAAGTAAGATCTAATACAACAGGTTTACTTGGTGCGTTTTCAAAGACATCAACTGTTGTAGCCTGGTAGGGTTTATTAAGTAAAACGCTACCTGTAGCCGTAACTACCTCTATTTCGCCACTAGAAAGCCCCAGAGCGTCTGGTAGCAAAATTATAAGGCTACGCCCTAGTTCATCAACTGTAGCCGTAAAATCAGTCCCACGTATTGCTATATTAGCTGTTGGTGTTTTTAGTTGTATATTTTGTTTATCTATACGGTTAAGATTACCTGTAATAAACCTAGCTGTACCAAGACCAAAGGTAAGTGCCATCTTTGCTTTACTAGGATCAGGATCGTAGATGTATTCGTCAATAAGAAGTTGACTATGCTCTGTAAGTTTAACGATAGATTTATCAAGAAAAGTAATAGCCATTCTGCCATTTTTGGTAATGGCCTCATCATTACTTTGTATAGCAAACTTTAAGTCTGCTTCATACGGCTTATCTCGGACAATTTGTGCTGTACCGTTTAGCTCAGATATGTCACCTATATCAACAGCTTGTGCTTGTACCTTGGTCGTTTTGAATGACGCAAACAGTACCACTATTACCGATAGAAATAATTTTAAGCCAGTCATTATCTAATGTGCTTGATTGTGTTATGTTAAATGTTCTGCTATTACCAGTTTGATCTAAGTAAAAGTAACCACCTGCATAACCAGATCCAGTAAAGTTTAATGTATTACTATCACCGTCTACGTCTACATAACTTGTTCCACCATCATAATTTATATCAAAATCAAAAGTGTTGCCGTCACCCTGTATTATCCAATCTAAATCAAGAGTTGCTGCTAAGGCACTTGTCCCGTGGTCTAAAGTAAAGGTATTTGTACTACCAGTAACATCAACATTATAGTTTGAACTATCAATACCATAAGTATTTGTTGGGTCGCCTTGTATAGTAAACGTATTACTATCTCCATCAAATTCAAAAAAGCCTGTAATGGTATCACCCAATATATCACCTAGAAATTTGTTGGAATCACCTATCTGGTTTATATCTAGAGTCATTGTAACACCATCTAAATCTAATGCTGTTAATGTACCTGCAACAGAATTAAGACCACCAATAATGTTACCTGAACCTAGTTGTTCAAGATCGATATTAGCAGTAGCACCACTTTGATCTACATATATTTCATTATCAGCCGCGTATGTTGTCAACGCAGTCAGCGTCACAATCAGGCTTATCAATCTTAATTGATTCATTCTTTTTCTCCCAGAAACCTTTATCATAACCTATTTTTACTATTTGCAAAACTGCCTCCTCTATAGCCCTTTGTAGTGCTAATGTAGTAGGTTCATTTTCTGCATCACCCATTTCTATTTCTACTAACTCCGTACCAGCTTCAATAAACTTAAAAACATCTTGTGATTGACCATAGCTAAAAACTTGTTTACTTACTAAAACATCTATTAAAACTTCACCAGTGGCTATAGATACCATTCTTAGAGCTACGGTTATATTGTCAATTCTATATTGTTTACTACTACTAATACCTAAATATCTAGCACCTATACCGCCACTTTTAATATTAGAGTCATAACCTAATACTGCTCCCTCCATAAGTACACCAGCAAATAACAACGGCATGATAGGTTTTGGACCGTCTGTGCTTTCGTTTTGTTCTCTTGCAGAACGTATAAGTTGTCTTTCTTTTGTAAGATTATCAAGCCCAACTCTTTCAGCTACTCTAAAAAACTTACCGTTTGCCGTATGTTTCAAACTTCTAATTAACAGGTGCCCTGGTGCTTGCGTTAATGCGGTAGAAAATAAAGCAAATTCACTATTGCTTTTTCGTTGACCTGTTTGATCTGTAAAGCTATTTGGATAAACCGCAACAACGATTGGTATTTTTGGCTCAGCTACTTCTAACAGATCTTTTGATTGTATTTGTAAAATATTTGGTAAAGATTTACCTTGTCTTAAATTTTCGTCAATAGGATTAATACTACAACTAGAAAGAAAAATCGCCAATAGGAAGCTGTATTTCTGTAACATTACCGTTTTCATCCGTAATAATAAGAGTGATAACTCCATCTTCAATACTATATTGAATAGTGTTTCCCTCGAGTGTTAAAGTTCCCTCTGTGCTTGGTGTCTCACCAAATAAATTTTCTACAAGCTGTCTTGATAGTTGAGCATATATACGTGATTCTAAATTACGAATAAACCTTGCTAATGTTGTATTTTCTTTATCTCTTTCTAGCTGTTCTTGTATAGCTTTTATTTCTTCTTTAATACTCATTTTTCTATTAAACTCTTGGTTTTCTATAGTCAAATAATGTGAAGAGGTATTAATGCCACTAAAAGATGGGTTTTTAAATTTATGCGTGATCGTATCTGCTTGTAAATTTACAACAATAATTCCACAAAATAATACAAAACCTATAAAAACAATAGTTAAAGTAAGTCTATATCTTTCTAATTCTTCTTTATCAATCTTTTCTTTGGTCATCTCTATCTGCTTTAGCTATTTTATTGCTATCTATTAACTGTGGCACACCTAATATTGTTTTTATAAGAGTATCTTGTCTGATGATTTCGTTATCTAAACTGCGTATTCTATCTATTAATGCTACTAAAATACCATGTTGCGAGTCAAGTTTGGTGCCTAATCGTTCTTCAATAGCTGCAATTTGACCCTCAACTTTTTCATCAACGGTATCTAATTTTGTCTCCATACCGTCAACAATACGCATTATTAATTTATAAATAAACCACCCTAGACCAAGAGCAGCTGCTATGGGAAATCCAACCTCTTGTATTAGTGTGACTACTGACTCCATTAGTAATCACCCCAAACTTTTGTTTTTTTGCCTCCGTTGTACTCAACTGCATGACCTTCTTTTATTAATACTTGGCATATATCTCTGCCATCTTCAGTATATGGTATACCTAGAATACGACCATACTTGCCTTTACCTAATGACTTGACTTTAATATCGCCAATACAAAGTTCTTGTAACCTTGATTTAGCAGCAAGGCCGAGTTTTTTTTCTGCAAGATCCCTTGTTCTACTTTCTGGTGTATCTATTCCTGCTAACCTAACACGTTGTTTATGAAGTTTTACATCAAATCCAAGATCAAGACAACAATCAAAGGTGTCACCATCAACAATACGTTCTAGGGTAGCGTTATAAACAAACGCATCAGGTGATTTAGCCATTACTTTTTAGATGTTTTTTTGACTCTTTTTGTGGTCCAAGCTTCATTTACATCTGGTGTAGATTTATCGTCAGCTACATAATGACCTTTTTTGTTACGTGTTCTAACTTTTACTTCTTCTGTATTAGTCAAATTTCCCCATAATCTTTTTAAAAAACTCATTTAATTCTCCTTTATTTAATTTGTATTCAAAGTTAAATATTATTATAGTGCAAAAACTCCTTATCGCAATCTTACTGAATAAAATTGAACCATCCTGTAATTATATATTTTTCTTGGTTTTGAGATATTTGTCCCCTATGAGCGTGTGTCCAACCCGCAGGAAAAATTATTGTTGAGCCTTTTGTAGCCTTAGTAATACAATCTTGATATAAAAATTCTGTGCCTCCATTTTCAACATTATTTAAATACGTGTTAAAAACTAAGTGTCTATTTACAACATTAGGATCACCGTCATTCTCAATATGCCATTTATAAAAACCCCAGCCCTTATCATAATATTGTATTTTAGTGCCATGATTTATACCGTAAAATGCTACTTCGTTAGCAAATTTATACTCTGAGGTATATTGTTTTACACAGTTTAATAACTCATCTTTATACAAAAATTTTGTAAGCTCTTCAGGTGCTATCATAATTTCTAATGATTTTTTTATACCTTCATCTAACTTACCATTACCAACAAGACCTAATTCTGCTTTAGATTTATTTTTATGCCAATAATCTAAAAGCTCATCAACAGCTTCTTCACTTATTTGATATTGTCCTATAAAGTTCATGTTTTAAAGTAAGACGGTAATCCAATAATAGATCTTCCATCAAACTTATTTTTTTGAGCATCTTTGCCACTTGCATCGTTGTAGTGTAAAAAAACTTGTCCGCAATTTTCACCTGTAAACGGTTCACGCCAATGCTCTAATTCGCAACCACGGTACATAAGCATATCTCCTGGTTTTAAATTTACTTTAATATCAGGTTCTAAAAATATAGGCCAATCATCGCCACCTAAATTCATGGTCGTAGATATTTCACAAGAATATCTATCTTTGTGTCTTTTTAACTCATCACCTTTTTTATATATTCTTGCATAAGAATAAGTTTCAATAAGTTTGGTTTCTGATTTCTTTTCCATGATCGGTTTTACTTGTTGTAATAAAGTTTCCATAACTATATCAGCATAGTGTGAATATGTTTCTGGTACTTGCGAGTCATTCCAAACTCCAAAGTATTCAGTAAACGGTGATATATATTTTTCATCAAACAAATATTTTGCTACTGCTCGTTTATTCAAAAAGTATTGATAGCAAAAATCTGCTAATTCTTTTGATATAGCACCTTTTATTAGTTGGTATCCATTTTTTTTAAAACTCATTAGTAACTCCTATTGAAAATTTGCAACCATAACTATTCTTTTTTCATGTTTGCCAGGACATTCTTGATAATGTGTATGCTTACCGTCAAACATAATTACATTATCTTCTTTTGGATTTGAATAAAATTTTTGTTGATCTTCACTTAAAACTATAGTTCTGCCTTGTGTGAAACGATTTAAATAAACAATAACAACCTTATGTGGTAAGTTTGAGTCTATATGTGGCACACTTTCTTTTATTTTGCTATGTAATGTTAAATTAATATTCATTCGATACATAACTTCAAAATTTATATTATTACAATCTAATATTTCTTTTAAAATAAAATAACAATTCAAAAAATAATCAGAGTTGCTTTCAGGTATAGCTGGATATTTTCTACCTTCTATTTCATGCACTGGTCTACCCAACAGACCATGACTAAAAAAACTCATATCTTCGTTTTCTGGCTGTGTTGTTTTTTCGTGATAAAACCAAGGAAAATAAGGAGTTAATACTAATTTTTTTAGATTTTTATAATCCTCAGTCAAAGGATTTTTTAATTCAGTAATCATCTAAATGGGTATCCTATATTCCAACATACTAAAGAATGTCTTGTTCCTCTTGTTACTGGTTTTACCCTATGCCAAACAAAAGAAGGAAAAACAATCACACTTCCTTTTTGTCTTATTTCTTCACATATTCTTGGCTGTGAACCTTCGTCTGTATTTCTAAAATCAAACTCCAAATCTCCACCTTCGTATTCTTCAGGGTTAGTAAGTGATACCGTCATGCTTAATTTTCTTAATTTACCATGCCTGTTAGGGTTTTTTGGGTCGTCATAAGGCTCTTCGTATGAGTCACAATGCCAATCATAAAATTGTCCTTTTTTGTATTCAGTAAATTGACAAGGTTCTGACCAATCCCATTCAAAATTCCAATTTGCACTAGCATTAGCTTGATGAATATAGGGTTGAATTTCATTATATATCCACCTATCACTCATCCATACAATGTCTGATTTGCGTTTTTTTTGTATGTTTTTTAGTTGTAATTCTGTAAGTTCTTTTTGATTATTGTTTCCTGTAATAGCTATATGTTTATTTTGTTCTTGGCCGTAACGCACTATGTCGTCACATATTTTTTCTGGTATGGCAGATTTAAAATACCAATAGTACCATTTAAGATTCATATTGTTTTCCTATGTTTTTATACTTTTCTATAACAGAGGGTAATAAAAAATCTTCTATTGGATAGGATTTCTTTTCTATTTTGTCTGTTCTTATTGTGTGTAAATCTACATCACCAAAAATAGAATCATTATATTGTATGCCTTGTATTTTAAATTGTTTTAAATTTGTAAAACTGTGTGTGTATTTGGGAATTTTAAAGAACTTATAAATAGAGTTTATAACTTGTTGTGGATTACTGACAATCTCATCATAACTTATTAATAAATGCTCGTAATTTTTTTGTATAAAAGGCATTTGATGTATCACATTACCTAAAACACCTGTTTCTATATTCATGTAATGATCTGCTGCTTTATCACTATCTCCTTTATCAATTTTATAAGCTTTTAACAAGGATGCCAAACACTCTAGTGGATTTCTATATATAATTAAAAACTTGATTTTTTTATCAAAGTATTCTTCAAGTAATTCTAAGTTTCCTTCTGATCCCCAATTTGATCTGTTGATAACATATTTTGTACCAAATGTTTCAGAGTAAGTGTAAAAAGTTTTTTTAATTACATTGTCTAAAGAGTGGTGATGAGGAAAATTTTGGTGTTGAGATAATTTTAAATTTTTTTGATTTTTTATATAATCAAGCTGGTAAATAATTTCTGTAAGAGGACTATTAGCTGTAAAGGTAATATCAGGATTTTGATTTAGAATACTGCCTAATAAAGTATTACCTGCACGTTGTAAGCTAATACAAAAATATAACTCCATTAGTGGTGTTACTTAATACCAGTTGCCACCTGCTTTTTTTATTTTAGTGACCTCTCTTATATTCCAAACACTTGATGCAACTAAACTACCTTTTGGATCATTAACAGCAACAAATCCTGAACCACCAGCCGCACCTGTCCATGAAGTACCTGGTTGAGGGCCATAAGCACCACCGCCCCCACCGCCACCTTTATTAGTAGCACCAGCTGTTGATGCTAAAGCTGCATCAGAGCCACTCCCATATCCTGTTCCACCAGTACCTCCAGGGCCAGGAGCACCACCTTTGTCATTAGGAGATGAAAGACCGCTATCGCCTGCTGCTCCGCCCCCACCGTCTGCTCTAGCTACTGGAGAACCTGTAATAGAAGATGTCACGCCTTGTCCACCTCTGCCTCCAATAACATTATCAGGATTACCTTTTTGACCAGCTTCACCTGCTCCACCACCACCTACAGCACAACCATAGTTTGATGATGGGTTTCTAGCACCTCCACCTGGATAACCTTGATTAGCTGTTCCTGCACCTGCAAAGCTTCCGTCAGGTTTATTACCAACGCCATACCAAATACCAGAACCTCCACCTGAACCTCCGTCTTGTCCAAGTTGACTACCACCTGCGGGGTTTCCTGCTGCTGGTCCAATATAAGCAAACCTATTGCCGCCTGACCCACCGCCTTCAGAGGTTATAGGCCCAAAACTAGAATCTGATCCTTTATTCCATGTGTTATGTGCACCAACAGCTGCTCCTCCTGCTCCAACTGTAACAGGTATTGTTGAGCCTGCGGTAATTGATAAAGCTGGTTCTGCCGAAGCTCCACCACCAGATGCTTCGCCTGGTGTAGATGATCTGTAGCCACCAGCTCCTCCACCCCCACCAAAGAATCCGCCTGCACCACCACCAGCTAACACTAGATAAGTTACAGAAGTTGTTGCAGGTGGAGCTACAAAGTTACCACTAGAATTAAAAGATGTTACAACTGCACCAAAAGTTGATGTTTGTGTTGCTCCCACTAATGGTGTTCTTTCATTTTTTGTTATAGACATATTATTAAACCTCGTTCCATTGTAAATTAGTAGCGTCCCAAACGTAATCAGTTTCTGTTACAGGGTCAGTGCTGTCATCAAATGTTTTACCTATCCATCTTTGGTTAGTTTCATCCCATGTTGCGTTAGCTCTAAGACCTCCTATATCAACTGTATTAGGATAAGTTACTGGGGCTTTCCAATCATCATTTGAGTCTAAAGACCAAGACGGAAAAGGTTGAGGCTGTAAAAATTTGTTTTTAGAACTATCATAAGTAAAATCTATACCTGCAAATTGTTTTCTAAAATTATGATTATAAGAAGTTTGCTTCCAAGCAACACCATTTTTTGAGTGTGGGACAATAGATGCTACAAATGTTTCTGCGTCTGCGTGAAGATCACCGCCGTTAGCATTTACCTCTTCGTTGGATATTACTAAAACTCTTATTACTTTATTATTGCTGTCAAGTTCTGCAAAGTGAGCCATATCTTAACCCCTTACGCATCATCTAAAATTTCACCAGATATTGTGTATGTTAAATCACTATTTGCACTAGCTTGTACTCGCAACAAATCTGTTTCATCTAGGTATAATTGAGAGTTTTTATCTATGACTACCAACGTTGAATCTGCGGGAACTGAAACTGTAGATGCAATAGCATAATAGTTAGATCCATTATCTGTTGATATTTGTATAGTTATATCCGCAGCACTAGAACCATCTATGTTTGCTATTACAATAGTGTTAATTTTATGACACTTATCAGATGCTACATCTATAACGTCTACAGCAGAGGTTGTAACAGCTCCATTAATTGTAAATGGGGTTACACTGGTTACGTTTACTAAATTTGGGGTTGCCATAATTGTCTCCTATATTATCCGAATATTAAACCAAAAGCTATAGCTCTACCATTAGTTGCTACTCGGCTTGAATTTTCTGTTATGTTTCCTGTTGATGCAATAGCACCTGTAACTGTTGCATCTCCACCTATAGACACATCATCTGTTACTGTTAAATCATCCTCTACTTTTAAATCTACTACATTAAGACTAGCAAAAGCATCTACTACTGCTGCTCCAGAACCTGCTCCATCTGAATAAACTGCTTTAGTATCTCCAGCAGGTATAGTTATATTAGCACCACTACCTTGTGAAATAATTATATTTTGCGATCCAGATGTTGCATTTTCTATAAACCAAAGTTTGGATACTGTGTTTGGACCAATAGTAATAGTACACGCTGAATCAAGCGTACCTGTGTATTTTAAATAAATAGATCTTCCAGGATCAGTTGATCCGTCTGCAATAGTTGTAGTGTGAGTATCAGCATTTGTTGTTATGCCCTCTGTACCAAAACTGAATGCCTCTGCGATAAGCTCTAGGTTAGTATTTGTAGATGTCCCCCAGGTACCAGATTCGTCACCTGTAGCTATTTCTTTTAACCTTAAATCATTTACATAAGTTGCCATGTTTTTCTCCGATCAAATTTATTATAAGTTGTTTTTTCATAAAAGTTAAGCCACCTCTACCCAATTTGGTGTTTGTGAATCATCTATTTTAGACCAAACTAAAACATCATTAAGAAATCCAGTTGCTTCTAGGCCTGTTACAGACGTGTTTGCGTCAGCTGTAGTAGTAATTGTACCAAGACTAGAGGTGACAGAAAGACCATCTACACTAACTCTAGCATTATGATGTACGGTAATAGATCCTAGGGCAGATGTGCCAGCAAGTCCAGATATTACTACATTAGCCTCTCCATCTACATCTACACTTAGTAGTAGTAGTAGTAGGTAGTAGTAGAAAGAGAAAGAAGAATAGAAAGAAGAAGAATAGAAAGGAGAAGAATAGAAAGAAGAAGAAGGAGAAGGAGAGGCAGTGGAAGAAGAGACACAATCATGTAACATAACCACGAACATGT